CATGGGCGTGCGCGTTGACGCTGAAGAAAACCCACAGGGTATGCTTTACGCTTTGGGTGCTTACGCAGAGAACAGCTATCTCGGTGACATCCACACCGCCAAGATCAGCATTGTGCAGCCCCGACTTGATCATATTAGCGAGTGGGAAATCAGCATTGAGGCGCTGCTGCGCTGGGCTGAGTGGGCAAAGCAACGCGCCGAGGTAACAGCCGAGCCAGACGCACCCCGTACTGCTGGCGAAAAGCAATGCCGCTTCTGTCGGGCCAAGGCGTCATGCGAGGCGCTGAGAGACGTGACCGAGGCGGCGATCATGTCTGAGTTTGACGACTTGGACAACATGCCCAAAGCCAACACGCTAACAGACGAGCAGATGCGCGCGGCGCTAGACGCCAAGCCGCTGATCGAAAGCTGGTTATCGGCTATCGAAAAACTGGCGAAGGGGCGGCTCGAAGAGGGTGGCGGGTTCGCAGGCTACAAGCTGGTTGAAGGGCGCAGCAATCGCCGCTGGGTTAGCGACGAGCAGGCGTCAGAGACACTGATTAACCTTCTTGGAAACGAAGACGCCTACAGCAAAAAGCTGGTCAGCCCAGCACAGGCAGAAAAGCTATTGGGTAAGAAGCGCGTCTCAGAAATTGCCGATATCGTGGTTAAGTCCAGCGGTGCGCCGACGCTCGCCCCAGAGAGTGACAAGCGGCCCGCTATAAATGTGAGCGCCGAAGACTTTAATGATTGTGCAGAGTAAATATGTTGTGTAACGTGTAAGAACGCTACGTTCCGTAGCGCAAAACCCTGAAAGGAAAACTTAAATGTCGAAGATAAAACTCCAAAACGTCCGCCTCTCGTTCCCCAGCTTGTTTCGCAAGGCCGTGTTCTCTGGCCAAGAAACAAAGTACGAAGGCACGTTCCTGATCGACAAAAATACGCAGGCCGAAAAGATCACAGAGATCGAAGAGGCTATTGAGGATCTGATCAAAGATAAGCTCAAGGGCGCGAAGCTGAAGGCTGACAAGATTTGTTTCAAAGACGGTGACGACATCGACTATGATGGCTATGCCGGGCACATGTCTTTTAAGGCCAGCAACAACAAGCGCCCGATGGTGCTGGATCGTGACCGTACACCGCTCTCTGAGGACGACAATCGCCCCTATTCTGGTTGTTACGTCAACGCAATCCTTGAGCTTTGGGCGCAAGACAATCAGTATGGCAAGCGGATCAACGCAAACCTGCTCGGCGTTCAGTTCTTTAAAGACGGCCAGCCGTTTGGTGATGGGGTCAGCGCAAACGCCGACGACTTCGACGCCTTCGGTGATGATGACGAAGACGACTTCATGTAAGATTTTTGGGGCGGCTTAGGTCGCCCCTCTTTATATAGCCCTATATGGAGGACACCCCTCATGGCACTGATACTTGATGTCGAATGTTACCGAGATTATTTTTTGATCTGTTTTTTGGATCGAGCAAACGGAAAAGTTGCGTCGTTTGATATGTTTGATGGGCAGAGGCTTGCCGTCGCAAAGGTGTCTAACCTTATGCGCAACCACCAGACAATCAGCTTTAACGGTAATCACTACGACCTGCCAATGATTGAGGCTGCGCTGCAAGGGCGCAACTGCGAACAGCTTAAAGCGATAAGCGATGATATTATCACCTCGGGCAAGCCCGCGTGGAAAATATGCCGAGAGCAAGACATCAGCATTCCGCAGGCGTGGGATCATATCGACATCATTGACGTTGTCCCCGGCAAAGCCAGCCTGAAAGTTTACGCTGGGCGGCTTGGATACGCAAAGCTGCAAGACCTACCTATTGAGCCGAGTGCCAGCATCAGCGAGGGCGAGCGCGAGCTGCTGAGAAAGTATTGCGTGAACGACTTGCGGGTGACTGACGCGCTTTACTGCGCCGTCGAAAAGCAGGTGAACCTGCGCGTTGAGATGTCGCAGGAATACGATGTGGATCTGCGGTCAAAATCAGACGCGCAGATCGCTGAGACTGTGCTGCGTTCAGAGGTTGAGGCCGCCACGAATAAAACACTTCGAGTCCCAAAAGTAAGCCACGACGCTACGTTCAGATACCTTGACCCTGAGATCGTCGAATTTGAGGGGGATCAACTTCGCGAAGTGATTACCCTGCTAACAGAACACGCTTTTGACTTGTCAGGTAACGGATCAATCCAGATGCCCGACTGGCTCAAGAAAACCAAAATCAAGATCGGTGATGGTGAATACCAGATGGGCGTTGGTGGGCTACATAGCTGCGAGAAGGGTCAGAGCGTATACGCTGGCACGGATCACATCTTAGCTGATTTTGACGTGGCGTCCTACTACCCGTCAATTATTTTGCAGCAAGACATCGCGCCCGACAACATGGGCGACAGCTTCACAAAAGTGTATCAGAGTATTGTTGATCGCCGCATCAAGGCCAAGCGCGCTGGCGATAAGGTGACTGCCGACACGCTGAAGATTGTTGTGAACGGCAGCTTCGGAAAGCTGGGTAGCAAGTACAGCGCGCTGTACGCGCCCAACCTGTTGATACAGACCACCATCACTGGGCAGCTCGCGCTGCTTATGCTGATCGAGCGCGTTGAGGCTGTGGGAGCCAAGGTTGTCAGCGCCAACACGGACGGCATTGTGGTGTTTGCGCATAAGAGTCTTGAGCCTGACTTGGAGCAAGTGATGTTTGACTGGGAGTTGGACACGTCCTATGAGCTAGAGCGCAGCGACTACCGCAGCCTGCATAGCCGCGACGTTAATAACTACATTGCCGTGAAGCATGGTGGCGCAACAAAACGCAAGGGTGCCTTTTCGCAGGCTGGCCTGATGAAAAACCCGCAATTCGAGATCGTCTCTGACGCAGTGTCTGAGCACCTGGCGGGTAACGCCGACTTCAAAGACGTGATCCGCGACTGCCGAGATCTCAACAAATTCGTGATGGTGCGGAAGGTCACGGGCGGAGCCGTGTGGCGTGAGCAAAAGCTGGGTAAGGCAGTGCGCTTCTATTACAGCACAGATGTTGGTGTTGATGAGACGATCAACTACGCCAAGAACAGCAACAAAGTCCCGCAGAGCGACGGCGCAAAACCCTGCCTTGATTTGCCCGACGACTTTCCGAGCGACGTGGATTTTGAGCGGTATGTAGGATTGGCGCTGATAGTGTTTAAACAGATTGGAGTAACGGTATGAAATACGGCTCAGTATGCAGCGGCGTTGAGGCTGCGACAGCCGCGTGGCACCCCCTTGGCTGGGAGCCGCAGTGGTTCAGCGAAATAGAAAAGTTTCCCAGCACAGTGCTGGAGCATCATTACCCAAACACGCCAAACCTTGGCGACATGACAAACTTTAAGGAGTGGCCCAATGACCCAATCGACCTTCTTGTTGGAGGAACCCCATGCCAATCGTTCTCAGTCGCAGGACTTCGCAAAGGACTTGATGACCCGCGAGGCAACCTCATGCTCACCTATCTTGCCATTGCTGAACGCTATCAGCCCAGATGGCTGGTTTGGGAGAACGTCCCCGGCGTATTGTCATCCAACCGAGGACGGGATTTTGGAACCTTCCTCACAGCGTTGGGGGAAGTCGGGTATGGGTTCGCCTACCGAATTTGTGACGCTCAATATTTCGGAGTGGCCCAGCGACGCCGCCGTGTGTTCGTTGTCGGATACCTTGGAGACTGGCGACGTGCCGCAGCGGTTCTTTTTGAGCGCGAAAGCCTGTCAGGGCATCCTGCGCCGAGCAGAGAAGCGGGGGAGGTTTCTGGGTGGGTATTTCCTTGCCTCACGCGCAGAGGGCCGGGAAGCCTCAGAGAAGAAGAAGGTTATGTCATTGAGGAATGTGGCGGGATTAGACACTTAACACCGACAGAGTGCGAGCGCCTGCAGGGCTTCCCAGACAATTACACGCAGATAGCGTGGCGAAATAAGGCAGCAGAGGATTGCCCAGATGGCCCACGCTATAAGGCAATGGGCAACAGCATGGCTGTGCCTGTGATGCGCTGGATCGGTGAGAGAATAAAGATGGTGGAGGATATGGAATGATGCTTGAGAGAGATGTAGAAAACGCCCTCGTGCGTCGGGTGAAGCGTTTAGGGGGAACGTGCGAAAAGTTTACCTCCCCCTCGGCACGCTCTGTGCCTGACCGCCTGATTACAATGCCCGGTGGCCAGATTATATTCGTTGAGTGCAAGGCACCGGGCAAGAAGCCCACCGAT